CCCACTACACTGATAGCCAAGAATCTCATGCAGGCACATGTATGGGGATTGAAGACATTCTACTATAGTTTGATTAACAAAGCTGGCAGTAGACAAGAACAAAGAACACCAGAAGTTCACTACAACGGATTCCACAACGAACGTGAAGTCATAGAAGAAGACGAAGATTGTGAAGCATGCAAATTATGAAAACATTAAGAGAATATATTGATTTGATTTCAGAATCTACTACGGTAGATGATGAATGGTTCAAGGATGGTGCTTTTAAAACTTTTAAAAAGCCAGCTGAAGAAAAGTATGAAATCGCCCAAGAACCCGGAACAGTCGATACCCTAGAAGGGCCAGTTCGATATGAAGCAGGGCATTATATCATGACAGGTCCAAAAGGTGAGAAATATCCTATTACTCCAGAGAAGTTTGAAAATCTCAAAGACGATCAAGGAAACGGTATCGCTACACCTAAGAAGATCCCCAAGATAGCGAAACTTGCAGATCATGATGGTGTGCTACGCACATCATGGGGTGATCTAAACTATACCAAAGGCAACGATTACATTGTACGTCATGGCGAGGGCGACTACGGCGCAGTAAAGAAAGATATCTTTCAACAAACATACGACACAACAAATGAGTAAACAACAATACAACCTAAACACAAAGACAGACTACCTTAATCGTAAAATGTTTCTGGACCCAGCTGGCCCGGTAACCATACAACGCTTTGAAGAAGTCAAATACAAAAAGATTGCCGACTTTGAAGCCACAGCACGTGGTTTCTTTTGGCAGCCAGAAGAGATCAGTCTTACCAAAGATTCAAATGATTTCAAAGAAGCCTCAGATGCAGTCAAGCATATTTTTACCAGCAACTTGCTACGTCAAACTGCTCTTGACAGTTTGCAAGGACGTGGTCCAAGCCAAATATTCATGCCTGTTATCAGTTTGCCAGAATTAGAAGCACTGGTCTATAACTGGACATTCTTTGAAACCAACATTCACAGCAAGAGCTATAGTCACATCATCCGTAACATCTACAATGTGCCCAAGGATGTGTTCAATACTATTCATGATACCAAAGAAATTGTAGACATGGCATCAAGTGTTGGCAACTACTATGAAGCACTGCACATGGTCAACTGCCGTAAACAAATGGGTGAAAACATTCCAGAGAAAGAATATATCCGAGCAATTTGGATGGCACTACATGCCAGCTATGCACTAGAAGCATTCCGCTTTATGGTATCTTTCGCTACCAGCTTGGCCATGGTAGAGAATAAGATCTTTATTGGCAATGGAAACATTATCAGCCTAATCCTACAAGATGAACTTCTACACAAAGGTTGGACTGCCTTTCTTATCAATCAAGTGGTCAAAGAAGACAGCCGCTTTGCAGAAGCCAAGCAAGAATGCGAAGCAGAAGTATATGCACTGTATCTAGATGTCATCCGTGAAGAAAAAGCCTGGGCTGACTATTTGTTTAACAAAGGACCAGTGATTGGTTTGAATGCCAACATTCTCAAAGACTTTGTGGATTACACAGCAGTCAGCGCACTTAAAGAAATCGGAATTAAATATCAACAAGCTGCTCCAAGATCAACTCCAATTCCTTGGTTTAACAAACACGTTGATACCAGCAAAAAGCAAACGGCTCTGCAAGAAAGCGAAAGCACCAATTATGTCATAGGTATAATGAGCGAAAATCTTGACTATGACGCTCTTCCGGCTATATAATAAATCATGTATAAAGCACAGTTCAAAAGAAGCAATCCCTACGAATCTTGGACTACCATAGGACACTATGGCAATGAGCAGGCGGCCATAGCAGCAGCACTGAGTTATAAAAACAAAGGCATGCTGCTGGTCAGAGTCACAGACAAGAACGGCGGTATTGTATACACAGGTTAATAAAGGAAACAAAATGAACCCAGTTATTATATGGAGCAAGTATAATTGTCCCTATTGTGATCAGGCCAAGGCATTATTGAAACAACAAGGTATTAAATTTGAAGAACGTAAAATCGGAGATGGATACACTCGAGAAGAATTATTAGAAGCTGTTCCGAATGCTAGAACAGTGCCACAAATTATCATCAACGGAACATCCATTGGTGGATTTACAGAATTAAGAAAATACATCGACGAAACCGGATTTAACGGTAGCGGATATTAAACTAGGAAAAATAGAATGTTAATTGACAAAGGCGTAACAGTAGGTGAAGTGATCACAGTGAAACTAACCAGTGGAGAAGAGTTGGTAGCAAAGCTGGTTGATGATCAAATCATGCACTACAAACTAGCTCATCCTATGGTGATTGCCATGAGTCCAAAAGGTCCAGCGTTAATGCCCTATCTGTTTACTGTAGATCCCAGCAAAGAAATCAGAATAGCCAAAGCTGTGGTGGCAGTGGCAGAAGCCACAGACAAACAGTTTGCTGATCAGTTCATACAGCAGACCACTGGTATTGCATTGGCTTAAATAGTGTATGGCAACTACTCCTACCACACAGTCGACCACCCCCGGCGCGGGATCTAGTAGTGTTGGTGGACATTTTCTTGTACCGCATAATCATGCAGCCGGAACACTAAGTCGTCAAGAACCCCTATATAATCCCTTTAATGTTTTTGCCAATGGTGTTGAAATTGCTCTGTATGATGCAGCCACAACACCGGGAACATTCACAGCTACCACTGTGCCCAAGGTCACTGTGACAGCAGCTGTGCAGAACGTAGAAGGTGATGACGATAATACCGCGGGCAAAGCTCAAGCTGATCAATTTCTCGCAGAAGGCAGAATCACTGCTGAAGAACACAAGACTATTACTACAACTCCGACTCCTAAAACAGATGGTGTAGGTCCTGGTGCGCCGGTTCAAGGGCGGGACGCTGCGGCAGTTACCGGCGACATAAGTTTTGCCACTGTTCTAACACCCAACGGCACCACACTAGGTACAATGATAAAGGCAGTTACCTTTCCTAGAACCATTCCTCAACTAGCACAATGCGCACCTTCAGTCAGCGGCCCAAGTGCGGTGGTCAATAATCTAGCGGCACTGGCATTAAATGTTTGGGAACCTGTCAAGGCCAAATATCCAAACGCAACCATAACCAATAGTTTTAGACACAACGATCCTAAAAGCCAACACGGCACCGGTCAGGCCATGGACCTACAGTTTAGAGGAGTGGGCGCACACGATTATTTTGATATTGCTGTATGGATTAGTAAAAACATTCCCTACGATCAACTGCTGTTGGAATATCTACCAAACAAGACTGTGTGGATACACGTGAGTTATGCAATTCCGGGATTGCCGAATGGAGGCAAGAAAACACCGTCTCAAAATAAATTAGCAACACTGAATGGTGCAGCAGGCGGAAAATTTACACCAAATTTACACTCCGATATTATTGTTGGTGCAATATCTAACAGAGTGGTGGCAGCATAATATGAAAAAATTATTTTGGAAAATACTAGGGTTTCTTAGCCTAGGCATGGCCTATATTGGATTAATCACTCCCGGCATACCCTACAGTATATTTGTGGTGTTTGCCGCATACTGTTTTGCCAAAGGGTCGCCTACCATGCATGCCTGGTTATACAACCACAAAATATTCGGCCCATTCTTGACTAATTGGAATGAGCGCAGGGTATTCCCAACCAAGATGAAATACTTTATGTTGGCCATGATGAGCAGCAGTTTGATAATCATGTGGTTGACAAATGTGCCTACTCGTGGTATACTATATACAGCAGCCTTTATGTGCTTGGTGGCAATTTGGGCCTGGAGATGGCCCGGAAGTGTAGAAGCATATGAAAAACGCATTGCAGAAGGTAAAAAAGTTGGTTGGTTTAACAATCAATTTTAATCACACACACAGATAAACATTTTTAACACAAGGAAAAAAGTAAAATGGTAACAGGAAAAGTAAAATGGTTTAACGACGCCAAAGGTTTTGGATTCATTACTCCGGACGATGGTGGCGCAGACTTATTTGCTCACTTTTCACAGATTAATTCGAGTGGCTTCAAGAGCCTACAAGAAGGACAAAGTGTAAGGTTTGAAGTGACTCAGGGGCAGAAAGGCCAGCAGGCCAGCAATATTCAGCCTGCTTAAGGAATTGTTGTAATCCCTTCAAAGTGAAGGCATTCTGGACGTGGGTTCGACTCCCACCTGGTCCACCAGAAGCATACTAAAGTGACGCTGGGGAAGAGTAATAGTCAGCGGTAAATAAATCTTCCAAGTATGCTTCTGATGGGCCAGTCAAGGTTTCGACAGGGTGAGATAGTGGAGAAGGCAACACAGTAGGCGATGACTGTAAATCAAGCAAAACACGTAAATGCAAACGCAAATACATTTGACTTCAGCGCAATGAGCTTCACTGGTAACACCGTTCGCGGTGCTGCTAATGAAAGCAGATTTGCTCTAGCTGCCTAAAAAACAGCGGTCCGAGGTAGTTATACCTTGTAATCAAAAATAGCAGAACCCGCTTCGGCGGGTTTCTTTTTGATATTAATTTTTCCTATAATCGTCATTGAAATAATTATTGGACGAATCTATTAAAAAGGTTGATTTCCAAGTTAAATACTATTATAATAGTATATCAGTATAAACACTGAAGAGTTAGTTTTCAACACACACAAGGAGAAGATATGAAAACAGTTGGCGATAAATTAGCCCCATTTACAGTCACAGGCGTTAAGCCAGGACAACCAGAAGATGCGTTCTTTGACATCACAGATGAGAGTTTCCCAGGCAAGTGGAAAGTAA